CTACAAGACTTTCTAGCCACAAGCCTACTCTTCAGTAGGCTGTGGTATGGATTCTGATACTATTTGAGGTTGGGCTTGTTCTTGTATTTTTACAATTAACTTCATACTTACCTTGGCGGGTAGCTCTCCTAGCCCGCCAAGGATTATGTTAATGTCTTCTACAGTTAGTGAAAGATCAATCATATCTCACACGCTCCCCCGACACAGGCAAGTTCTTGTGAACCTATTGTGTTGTCTTCCATTTCATAATTACTGAGGTCATCCCAGTCTATATCTGCTGGCATTTTTCCTACTAACTCTTCAAACATTTCATCTGTAGCATCCTCATAAGGTGCTTGTTGGTATACATGGTCACTATACGGCAACAATGAAATACCAGAACACATATCAAAGTTTTTCCAAATCCACTGTGCTACCTCTAAAAACTCATCATCTGTATAGTAGATAGTAATACTCGGCTTGTGTTCGCACCAGAAATTCTGATATGCTTTCCATAATTCAAGCTGTTGCATAGCACCTACTTGATTCACTGTTACACTCGTAGCCGGAGCTTTTACTGGAAAACTAAAGACTACAGAAGAATCACTCATTACATCATTTTCTACAGGGAATCCTTTGTCTGCCATATAGACTGCAAGTGGGTCTTTCTTGTCAGAACGAACGCGCCGAATATACTGCTTACTAAAACGGGGGTGGATGCCACTAGCAGAATCAACAAGCTGGCTAACAGTGCCACTAGGTTTAACGCAAGTAATAGCGACAGACTGATTAACACCAAGCTTCTCAGCCCATATCTTATTCGTTTCCACACTAACATCTTTCATCTCCGTGAGCCACTTCTCCAAGTCCGGCCCTGTCTTACTCAATAACCAATGATCCATAATCCCTGTCATGCTTACACCAAGCAATGCTTCTTCTTCAGTATTGCGCTTCCAACGCACCCGCAGGTACCTAAAGTCAGTAAGAGTGGATTGCAGAGAGCCAATAATAGTAGCTATTCTTGTCTTATCTTTTAGTTGCTCTAGGGTATCATCTTCTCGTACTACTACTTCAGAAAGATTACAGAACTGATTGCTTCGTAGTATAATCTCACTACAAGGATTTGTTCCAAAATCATGCTCTGGATCTCGTCGACCATTACGTGCTGCAATCTTTTGTGCTGCGATACGACTAAAGATACCACGCTCTCCCGCCTTGCTTTCGTACATGGTTTGCATCTCAGCAAGGTATGCTTCAAAGTCAGGCTTGTCAGTATAAGCTACAGAATTGTTTGCAAGACGACGATGTCCATCATTCTCCCACCATGCACCAGACTTCGCTTTTGCCATGCGTTGATCAGAAAGATTTGACAAACTAATCAATGCTGAACGACGTACTCCACCTACAACTACAATGTCTGCAATTTTACAAACAACATCGTGGCACTCAATACTTGTTAGCTTACGACCAGATGCTTTCTTAAACACACCTACAGTAAAGTTAAACAAATCAATTAAAGGCTCTGGTCCTGAAGCTCGGCCACCGAACGTTTTGAGTCGTGCTCCTGCAGGACGTACTTTACGCATATCCCACTTTGGAATTTTACCTGCATACAGCATAGCAATAAGCTCACGATAAGCACTTGCCCATCCCATCTTAGAGTCTGCAACTACAATTGTAGTATCGGTATGAAACATACCTTCGTTTACTACTGGCAAGTGTGCAATAAAATTACGTTCTACACTAAACCCAACTCCTGTTCCACACATAAGAACATACATTAGCTCGTCAAAAGCTCGTGGATGATCGATATGTAAGTAGCTACAGTTAAATCCTGCTACGTTGTCGCGCTTTAAAGCTTCCCCAGCTGTCATCATGCACCGCATCGAAGGCATAACGTCGAGGTTGTATATAGCGTTGTATATTTCGTTTGTCTCTGCAGAACCTTCTACTAGCTGCTCTCTTTCGACCCAAAAATCTACGTATCGCTGCACTGTCTCTGCCCATGTCTCTCTTCTCCCTTGTTCTGGTAGCCAACGAGCATACCGGCTTTTATGTATAAACTGTTGATACTGATCCATTTACTGCATTCTCCTGTTTATTTCTTGCACATTTTGTGCCCCTATTGCTTCTTCGCAATATGTAATTAAATCCATTAACTCGTAATTCATTAGTAAAGTCTCTGCATTAGCATTTAACTCTTGTATGTATTTGTAAGCTCCTGGTATTGGTACACTATCATATATATTGTAAGCACTGCCATAGTCGTCTAATAGTGTCTTAGCTCTCTTTGGTCCAATGCCGGAGATCCCTGGTACATTATCTCCTTTATCTCCTACTAAACATTTGTAACAAGCGTACTGATCACGAGAAACATCATAGTGGTCATGCCAATTTTCTACGGTTACTTCTTTACGAGTAACGTAAGAGAAACGCATTACACCTTCTTGTATTAATAAGTCCCAGTCTCGATCACTAGAAATTAATACAACATCTCCTATGCCATAATTACTTCGTTCTTTTACTACATAAGCAGCAAGATCATCTGCCTCTACACCTTGTGCTCTTAGTACTATATACTCATCTTCTAGCAAAGACAGCGTATTTTCATATTCATCGAAGAACTTTTTAAAAGCATCTGCTTCTTCTTCTGTCTGTTCTGCATACTTGTCTTTACGATTTTGCTTATAAGAAGGTAATATATTCTTTCTATATGAGGAAGAGCCTTGGTCAGCAGTAATAATAATCTTTTCGCATTTATAAGATTTTGCCAAAGACTCAACAGTAGCTATATACTCATGTCGAAAGTCTGTACGGCCTTGATGTTTCCAGCGAAAAGCTAAATTTAAAGCATCTACTACTAAGGTCTTGTTGGCCTCGTTTGCTGTTATCTCATTGAAACTAAAACTCATTTGTGAACTCCACTGTTTCATGCTCTAGCCATTCTTCGGCTAGCAACACGAAACAGTTTAAAAAGTTAATGAATATATACTGCTCAGTTTTTTCTGGTGGTTGTTGTGTACCTACAAATATTTTTGATCTATCGTATTTAAAAAACAATAAAGGCTTTTGGTCACCTCCTTTCGCCTGTATCTCTAACTTTTTCCACCACCTAATCAAATTGTTTGTTTTTGGCTGTGTAAATATTTTATCCGTTAAAGCTGAATCTTTGTAGTTCTTTACCTCAATGCAGAAGAAGTTTCTACAATTTGGTACGTAAATATCACCTTTAAGATACTCTAGTGCACCAGAGGCAGGCACTCTTTCAAATTTAAGTCCCGTATGGACTCTTAACATATCTCTTACTAAATACTCGCCTCGAGCACCTTTTGCTCTTGAATCTACCATTCTAACCTACTTACATTTCCGTCTTTAACTACTTCTATTTTTTCTAATAATGGATGTGTCCAACCGTGAGAAACTATATAAGTATTTAAATCCTCTTCTTGAAGTAAAACTTCTACCATTTTCTCCCTTCCTTGATCATCTAATACATTGATTACTTCGTCAAGGAAAAGAATATTTATTTTTGACTTGGAAATACTGCTCATTAGCTTCCGTATTGCTATAAGAGTTGCCGTATTAACTCTAGCCAACTCACCAGAAGATAAAGCAAGAATGTCAACAATATTGCCGTTATCAGTAATTTGAACATTAAGTTTATCATTACTAACAATAAACTCAAGAGTAAATCTACCATCGGATAATTCTCCTAGGTATTGATTAGAGAGTTCTTCTAGCTCTTTTACTAGTGTCTCTATTTTATACGCTATTAATCCATTTGTGCTAAATGCTTTTTTTAATACCTCTAAACTGCTTTCTCGTCTGGAAGACTCTTCCTGCATTTTTTCATACTTTTGTTTTTCTTCCTGAAACTCTGAAGTTTGTTCTTGTATTACTTGAATACGAGTATTTACTTTCGTTCTTCGCTCGTTCTCGGTTGAGATGCGAGATAAGTCATCTTTTCTGCCTTGTATTCGAGCCAGAATAATTTCCAGCTGACTCTCCAACTCATCCTTAACCAAGAGGGTATCTGGCATAGCATTGTCATATAGTTGATACAACCCCTCCCAATCTCGGATACTTTTTTGATTGGCGTCAAATTTTTTATTCTCAGCTTTAATGGATTCAATTCGTCGCTTAAGTTCATATATCTTCTCCTTTGCCATTGCAGACTTAGTGGCCGCTTCTGTTATCATTGATTGTTTGAAATCATATTTGATTCCCTGCTCGCACGTCGGGCAAACGTTCCCTAAACCTTTTAACTTCTCTAAAGTCTTTTCTGACCCCGTAGCGAGAGCATTTGCTTCACCATAATCTTGTACTAAAGGGTCATAGTTTTGGGCTGCTTGTGGATCTGCCGATTGTAGTGCTGATATATCAATGCTTTGTAGTAAGTCTCGATATTTATTATTCTTTATAATTTTTTTATTTTTTTCAGAGATATTTGTAATTTCTGATATTAAAGAACCTGAAAGCTTTTCGTCTTTAGATGTATCAAATAATAAATCTATCATAGGAAGTATATTGGTATCTTCTAAAATATTATTTTGTAACCATTTATCTACGGTTGCTAACTTGGCAGATACTGTTGTACTTTCAGAAGAAGAAGTTCTATGAGCTTCTTTGAATATTTCAAACAGATCAACATACTTTTCTAAGTGTAGTAAATCTATTAAAAACTTTTTCCTGTTAGCATCAGTAGCAGTAAGAAACTGTAGACTAGCATTTGTGTTTTGATATACTAGTTGAGAGAAAGTTTTAAAGTCTACTCCAAGAATATTCTGTATAGTCTTATAAGTATTCGTAGAAGTATGGCTAGAAATATCCTCTCCGTCTTTAATTAACACTACCTTTATAGTGCTTCTTCTTACAATAGTAATTTCATAACTACTACTATCTTTCTCGAAAGATAGGTATATGTTATAACCATCATTTACATAACGATTAGGGATGTCTGCTTTCTTGATTCCTTTTGAGTTTTTATTGTACAAGGCTTCTTCAATAATTAAAGGTATTGAAGATTTTCCCATACCATTTGTACCAATAATTTGAGTAAGAGTAGTTCCGTCTAAGTCTAGCTCATTGTTTGCGCCATAACTAAAACAGTTACTCCATTTCAACTTTTGAAGTGTAATCATTAAATAATCCTAATATGTGAGGTATTTTGTCTTCATCAAGTTCTAGTATATAACGTAGATACTCTACTAATTCATCTGCTACTGTCATATTTTTTTCTAGTATCAGTGCTGTATCGCTACTTCTTACTACTACTTTTTTATCTAACAGTTCTGAGTTTTTTACTTCTGCTAAGTCCTGCATATCTCCTTCTACTTCATATATTGTATGATGAAAAGGTGTAGCAATCATTTCACTTGGATCTGTTACTGTTTTGCGTATTAGTTGAGGAAGATTAAACTCATGCCATTTCCAATCCCATATATCAGGCTCTATAGTTATATATCCTGTCTTTACCTCGTTACGATGAAAAGAAGTTGTCATTGGGCTTCCTGGGTATACTATGTTACGTTGACAGTTACTATGGGCATGAAGGTCTCCTGCAAATACTACAGGAAAATCTTCAAATAAATCTAAGTTTACTTCTGGTTTAACATGAGGAGGTATCTCTCCTCGCACATGAGTAAATAAAGGCATACGAGTATCAAAATGATCTATACTACCTTTTCGATGTAAATCAGCGTAAGGAAGTATACCATAGCCTAAGTCTTCGTCAATATATGATATATCAACCACATTGATAAGAGGATTTATATCTCTAGAAACTTGTTTGAGTTGAGTAAAGAATGTCTTATTTTTGCGTGTTGCTTCATGATTTCCGTCATAGATGATAGTTGGAATCTTTACTTTCCGAATAAACGAAAAGTAAAGTTCCAGTTCTTCCATATTAGGCAAACGATCAAATAAGTCACCACCGATAATATGCATATTACACTTGTCTTCTAAAGCATATACTGCATCAAAAAACATATTATAACGATTAATAGCCCAAGAAACTGGGACGTTCTTCTGTCCCAGCTTGATGTGCCAGTCGGCGGTAAATAAAATCATGCTGCAATCTTTTTTGTTTTATTTCTTCTAGTAGGATATCTGATTTCGTAAGTTTCAGTATCCGCATAGACAAACTCTATTGTCAATCCAGAGGATTCTTCAAACTGTTTTTGATTTTCTTTTAATGGTCTATTAACCATAGTGCCGTTGGCTCTTCTGCTTATACATTTAACATCGATATATCTTGTTTCACCTGTAGTAAGATGCACTGCTACTAAATCTATTAAACCTTGCCCCGTATCTTCTGTGAAAACTTGATAGCCTCGTTTTATTAAATCAGCATGAACATATAAAGAAGCTATTACACCTCTTCCGTGTTTTTCTGTACTCATGAGAATTCTGCTTCTAGTTCTTCGTCTACATTCTGTGCACTAGCGCCACGAATACGATCTAGCAGCTCTTTTTGTGCATCTGCGGTTGGGCGAGGCATAACAACGTCCATAGACTTCAAGGCTCCAACTAATTCCATCTCGGATTCGTTAAGAGGACGATGCTTGCACTTGAGTACCTGCAGTTGATACTCGACATTGTAAGGCAGAGGACCTGTTTTAACACGCTTGAACTTTACGTCCCAACCGTTAACAGGATCGGTAGGATCACCCAAGTCTTCTGCGGCAGTAATAATTTGCTCCCACAGCTTCTTCTTGAGATTTACTACTTTTACTTCTCCGTTGGTTATACACTGTGTAGCGTAGCTCCAGCCACACTTAAGATCTTTGTAATACTCTCGTACCCAATCTTTGTCTTTGTTAGCAAAACGCTCTTCGTTGCGGTCAAACGACAGGCATTCCAAAGGAATGTCCTTGTCATTCTCACCTTTAATCCAGTATACATATCGTGCTAAGATATCTCCTACAAGACGAAACTCCATATCGCCATCACGATACTGAAAACTGCTGATGTTACCTTTCTGTGCTGAACCTTTTTGCTTATTAAATGAAATTGCCATTAGTGTGTATTCTCCTGTGTAACTTCTTCATATATAAAATGTATATTATGTTCATCAATACGAAGTAGTCTATTGTCTTTAATTGATTCTAGATCCACCGGACAAAAGGCTGTATCTAGTGTGATTTTTTGTGTTGCTCTGTATTCTGCTACATTTCTTAGTGCTGCTAAAGAATAATATATAGCTAAATCTCTTTGACCATATTTATAAGCATTGAACAGAAGCATATCAGGATGTATTAAAAAATTACGCCCAATAAAATTTATGTTTGAATATTTATAAAGAGGATCAAACCTATTCTTCGGCAGTGATTTTTTAATAATCATTTCCATAATCATATTGCAGTGAGATATACTGCCGTTTGCCGAATCGTAGACTTTAGTCCAGTCAAAGAATAACATATATTATACCTAATTTCAGTAAAATTGTCAAGAAGTATTTTTTAAATGTACTTCATTGTCCAACCCTGCTTGATATAGTATCCTACACGATTGGAAGCTTGTTTTTTGGCAGTATTTCCTTTCAGATGTATATCTACCACTACAGGGGCTATTTTACCTTCTTTCTTTCTTATCACTCTGCCAATAAGCTGAGTCAATAAGGGTTCATTGTTTACTGGCGTACCAAGTATAAGGCAGCTCAGCGTGTCTACAGATATACCTTCAGAAAAGATTGATTGTGTACCATAAAGTACATTCTTATCTCCATAGAGTATCTCATCTACTAAGGTTTCTCTTTCTTCGTGTGGAACATCTCCTGTTACACATATTGCTTTATCACCTGTTAGTATTGTACAGGCTTTTAGAAAACTCACTCTATCACTTACTACTAATACTTTGTGCCCTTTTGCAGCGTAGGCTGCCGCTAGCATGGATACTGTATGTTTATATTCTTCATCATTTGCTAGAGCAGTTACTCGATTTGCCCAAGGAGTGCGTGAGCCATCTTGAAAACGTATCTCTGTGGGCACTAGATGTATCGTAGGAGCCATATAGTTTTCTTTTGGTGGCTTAAATACTGTATTCCCAAAGTAATCACGAAATACTACGTGCTTCCCGTCTTTGCGCTCTATAGTACCAGAGAGTCCTATTTTGTAACGAGAATAACAAGCATCAATGATACGGCTAAAAGTAGGACTACTAACATGATGCATTTCGTCGAGTATAATTGTACCAAAAACTTTATTAATCTTTTCGATATTACGATACAGAGTCTGTGTGTTTCCAATAACAATAGGCCCAGAAATATCCCAATTACCGCTCCCAATAATACTAGCATTAATTCCAAAAACTTTCTCTACTTCTTTTGCCCATTGATTTCTCAGTGCTACTGTATGTGTAACTACAAGAGTCTTTTGCCCTAGCTTAGCTGCGATTGCAAGCCCTGTAAAAGTTTTACCCCAACTAACCCAAGCATTGATAATTGAGTTATCGTCTATCTTATCATATACTTCTTGCTGGCTCGGGCGTAAGTCAAACTTAAAAGTAGGAAACTTTACTACATTCCTTATACGTTTGTCAATTATATCATAGTATCCAGGAATAAGATCAGTTCTGCCTATTGGTATCGATATTAATCCATTACGAATGATACCCATATTCGCAATTACCAGAGGAGGATCCAAAGGGTTGTGAGAAGGTATCAAGTACGTAAGTTCTTTGTCTATACTTTTCTGCAACTCAGGAGTGCAGTCCATATAAATACGATTACTGATTACAGCTTTCATCTAGCTCCGTTTTTGCAATGATATATTGTTTTACAAAATCACTTCGTACTATGTCTTCTATACCGAATTCGATAAAGTCAAAGCACTCCATACGTTTTAGTATTTTTAAAAAGTCTTGCATCCCATTGTTTCTCAAATCTGCTTGACGAAAGTCTCCGCAAAAAATAACTCTACATCCCATGCCTACTCGTGTAATAATTGAGTCTAACTCATGAAAACTCATGTTCTGGCACTCGTCTATAAGTATTGTAGCGTTCCTTAGTGTAATGCCTCGAATAAAAGAAGTTGTCATAAACTCGACAAGACCTTTAGTTTTAAGGATACCATAAGCATCTCCACGCCCAAAGATATCTATTGCAATGTCTTTGTAAGGCTCCTCATATACCGATGCTTTTTCTTTCTCAGAACCTGGTAAGAACCCTATATCTCTAGTAGGTACGGCACTGCGAATAATTACAAGTTTTTCATACTCCTTCTTTGCCATGTCATCAAATGCAAGATAACAAGCTACAAAAGTCTTTCCTGTTCCTGCGACCCCGTGGAGAACTAAATCTTTCTCAGACTCGAATGCGTTAAGTTGATTTCTTGTGAGAGGTTCAATTTCGGATATCTCTAATCCCGAACCGTTTATAGTTTTAGATCGTTTAGCCATTATACTTTTCGTCGTCCTGTTTTTAGTTTAAGCTCGGAATAATCATACAGTGCCCATGGATACCCTTCATGATGCAGAACACCTGCATATCTAATTTGCGAGCTGGGAGGTCTCGGTATTATAAACTGACCTCCCACTACTTTGAGAATACAGTTTCTCTGTTTTTTAACTACTTCTTTTATAGATAAATACTTTAACTGAACAAACAATGTTTTAATGTAAGTAAAACACATACCATTACTGTCTATAAAGTGTTTGTTTTCTGACTTTATAATACCAATCCAATCATATACCATTCTGCGTATTCTATACAGATTTTTAATAGGACACTGCATTCTACGTTGTCCTAACGTATTTCCAGGCTGGTTTGTATCATCCAATATTTTACCTTCTAACATGAGGAGACCGTCAAGGACATTCCAAGTATTATAAGGCAAAGTGTACACAGGATATGCTATTGTCTGTTGTGTTTTATACGTTATTACCATATTGCTTATCAAACTTACCCATAGAATAATCATCTCCAATGTCAAAATCACAACCGATTGGAGTCCCTGGAATTATAATTCCACGATCTTTTTGTATGAAATCTTGCAGAGCTTCCATATAATAGTCTACTTCATCGATAGGAACTTCTGCTAGTATTGAGTCATGTACTAATGCAAAGATTCTTGCACCAAAATTGCCCTTTTGAATGTGGGCATTCATATCTATTGCGCCGAGTAAATTAATATCAGAAGCGGTAGACTGCACCAAAAAATTGAGACCAGAACGAATGCTATGACTCTGGATGCCTTTGTCTGTGCTGGCGACATTTGGTAATCTCCTTTTTCTTCCGAAGAAGCTGTATACAAATCCATTCTGTTTAATGAATTTTTGATTCTTTTCTATCCATGCTTTTAATTGGTGAAACTCTTTAAAGTAATCATTAATAGCTTCCGAAGCCTCTTGCTTAGAGAAGTATACTCCACCATCTTTAGTTACTTGTTCACTAATCTTTGCTGGTCCTGCACCATACATAATACCAAAAGTAACTGCCTTAGCTGCCTGACGTTTAGCAGTATACATCTCTGCTACATCTTCTGCTTTGCAGGGTAGTTTAAAAACTCTCTTTGCAATATTAGAGTGAAAGTTACCTCCGGCACGAAAGACATCCATAAGAGCTTCATCTTTTGCTAGTATTGCTGCAACATATACCTCTGCTGTTGTTAAATCCATTGCAACAATTTTATACCCAGGACGTGCTTTGATACATCCTTTAACTATAGGGTTATCCCTAGGAAGCTGCTGCATATTAAGCTTACCAGAAGAAGAAAGGCGGCCGGCAACAGTACCATGAAGATTAAATCCTGTACGCAAACGAGAATCTCTGTCAAGTTGCGGGATAATTTTATCGAGGTAAGTGTTTTTAATCTTTGAGTTTTTCCTAATATCTGAGATGAGTTTAGGAACAGGGGATTGCTCCGCCAGCTCTGCCAAGACCTCGGCATCTGTGCTATCTGCCCCAGTACCTGTTTTCTTCCCAGTAGGAGTAAGACCGAGGAAATCAAAAAATAACTGACGCAACTGTACTGTACTATTAGGATTAAAATCTTTTCCATTTATTTTCTCGAATTGTTTAATCTCGGGAAACTTATACAATGCATCCACAGCCTTATCTATCTCATATTGCATTAGTTCCTGAGCATTAGTTAGCCTGTCCCTATCAAAGGGTACTCCGTTGTCCTGACAGTCCAGCAAGAACCTCGTGCCAGGTATTAATATATCATTGTACACTCGTAGTAACTGTTTATTCTGTTTGATCTTTACTACTTTTTCATATACTAGAAGTGTTACTACCGCATCCATTGCGGCATACTCTTGCATGATATCAAAAGGAATACTATCCCAAGTAAACTGACTGCGTAAAGTACCTGTAGATTTACAGTACTGTGCGATCCAATCATACATGGGTTGTTCATAGTCTCCGTAAGGAGTCCACTTCATAGCGAGCTGCTTGAGTCCGTGAGTACCAGGATTTTCATCTATAAGATAATGCAACAGCATAGTATCTTCAAAGTCTGGAAAGTTC